TATAGTAGAACATAATTCATATTCTTCTGTAGTCATTTTAGATTTACTATCCATAATAATACCACAGTGAAAACCTTTTTGCCAAGGACTAACTATTACTTTAACTGAATTTATATAGTTTATTTTTGTTTTTTTATCCATGCCAATACCTATCATAATTTTCTTTAGTATACTCTACTACTTTGTAGTCAAAACCTCTTTTCATACTTTTTTTAGCAAACTCATCTGCATTTTTTTCTATACTAAATATTTCATTACTAAACATTTTATACCTTTTATCATTTTTATTTTTAAATATTACAAAATATAATATCATATAGAGTTGGTGGAAAGTAGACCCCTCAAACTACTTGCCACCAGCCTCCATAGTCTCATCCTTTTTAGGATTATTGACTTCAGTGTACCAAACCCATTTAGGGTTTTTACCTTTCGATTGCTGTTGCGGTAACAACTGCAATTTATCTCTTCCCCAACAAGGAAGTTTATATGGGCAGTAAGAACATACAAAACCCAAAACTCTATTACCAGTAGGTTTAGTCCTAAATGTTTCTGCAATATCTGTATAACATCTCTTAAACTCTACATTATTTTTAATAGCTTTAACATTATCTTTTGCAATCTTTAAAGCATTTTTTTTATGTTCATCTATAGATGCTGGTGTTTCACATACAGCCCATTCACCTGTAGATTTATTTATAGCTATCCAACCACCAAATTTTTTATTTTGACTTTCTGCATATAAAAAACCTTGTGACGCATAACCAAAGGAATCATCTTTAATAACTTCGTTAAACCCACCTGCCTCACCAAACTTTTTTTCAAAGGAATATGGTGATGCACTTTTAATATCCCAAATCTTTTCATCAATTTCAACATCTTGTCTACCCTCAATTATATTATTATTAAATTTATATGTAACTTTTTTCTGTTCATTTTTAACATCTATTCCTGATGATTTCATAATAAACAATGCTAGTGCCTCTATTAAATCTCCAAAAGTATTTCTTACTTTTGTATTATATGGTTGACCTTCTCCTTTTATTCCTTTAGCCTCCATTTGTAATTGACACAATGGTCTACCAACATTAGACATTCTTAACTCAAACTTATCTCTTCTTTCTTCCTCAAACTGTCTTAGTAAGGCGTTTTTACACGCCTCACCAAACTCCTGTACAAGCCGTTTGTCTAACTTTACAGGTTCTTTAGACACCTTATCTAAGTATTTTTGAACTCTTAATAAAATATTATTCATTAAGTAGATAATACTTTTTCAGGTTCATCAACAACATCCTCAACTATCTCAGCATCTATTTTATCAGATCCATTAGGTTTTTTAACCTTGGCATTATTATATGCTTGAACAACTTCTGCATTTTCTGTATCAATAGACTCTTGAAAAACTTTTAATGTTTCCATGTCCGTATCAGATAATTGTAAATTAGCATCTGCATTTACTCCTATCTCAGGCACATAAAAAACATTACCACCGTTCTTTTGTCTTTTACTATTAATAGAAAAAGTACAATTGAACATAAGTTTTTTTCTTTTTTTTAGTTGGTCTAGTGCAGCACTCACTGGAGAAAATCCAGTTCCTGTAACTCTATACAAAACAGGTAAGTTTTCTAAAGTATGCTTTTCACCTTGAGCAGTTTTACCATCTTTAAACGATAATAAGCCATAGACTAACTTGTAACACCTAATAGTTCTTTGCTGCTCTAATTGTTCAGGTGTAAGTCTTGACCTTTCTTTAAAAGGTATCTTACCACATTTAGTACCACCTAGTATATCTATAGCCTCTTCTTTCCAGCTTTTAAATATAATAGATCTATTAACATACTCACCTTTGACAGCATCATAGTGCATGTATTGCATGGCACTAATAAATGGTCTTAATGTAACTGGCTTTCCAAATACATTTTGACCTACATTAGAATCATACGCATAAAAATGACCCACTGGTAATTGATTACCATCATCATCTTCAGGTGTTCTATTTATGGCTAGTCTAGGTATATTTGTACCTGTACTAGAACCATCATCTTGCCCAATGGCTTGCATTATTTGCTCATCAGACATACCTTTTATATTAACTAAATTATTATCAGACATTTTGTCCTCCTTTTAAATTTAACGTATACCATATTTTTAATAAAAACACAATGATCATTTTGTCACATTATAAATTATTCTAATTATTGTATATAAAACATATACAATAGACATAACAAATAATATACTATCTAACATATCCTAGTCTCCCCATCTATAATTTTAATATCTAATCCATCTGCTTTTGCAAAGTATTGCCACTCTGAAAAATACTCATGACCTTTTTCTATGTACAAAGTAGTTGGGTCTATAATGCATTGATCTTTTAATGCTGTGTATTCAAGATAAGCAGAATATTGATCATCAGCATAATCATCTAAAGTTTCTAATGCCTCAAACATTTTCATTTAACCTCCTCCATGTTTAACCAATTGTATCCTATTTTAAGTTCTGTGTCTAGCGGCACATTGAACTCTATTTTATAATAATTTTTTAAAGCAGGTATTACATCTGCTGTGCCCTGTTTAAATATATTACTCATCACATCTTCTTCTCCAGGATAAACATCAGCCACTATAGAATCGTGAACTGTATTTACAAGTAAACTTTTTACTCCTTTTTCTTTCATAAGTTTGTATATATTTATACAAGCTATAGGTACAATATCTGCTGTTGCAAAACCTTGTACAGGATAATTTTTTATTTGTGTCCCATATGTAGAACCACCCCAAGGTGTTCTTTCCGCATATGGAAAAGAATATTCTCTACCAGTAGGTAGCTTAACTCTTTTAAACCTTATAGCCTCACTTTGCAAATGATCATGCCAAGTTTTTATATCTTTATATTTTTCTAAAAATTTAGTATAATATCTTTTTTCATCTTCTGTTCCAGTTACACCACCATACAAAGGTTTAAATGTATGTGCCTTTGCATCTTGCCTTGATACACCTATAATGTCTGCAGTGTACTGGTGAACATCTATTTTATTTTTTATATCTTCCATACCTTGTTTATCTTGTGCAAGAAACACAGCAGTTCTAAATTCTAATTGTGCAAAGTCTATCTCTAATATTTTACCATATTTAAATCTAGATGTAACCACTTTTCTAATAGGAAAAGTTTTACCTCTTGGTTGATTTTGAAAGTTTGGATCTCTACTTGATAGTCTACCAGTTGCAGTTATCGCTTGCATAAACTTAGGATGTAAAAAACCTTTTTCGTTTGTAAAATTTTTTAATCCTTCTACAAAGGTGTTTAAGTATGTATCAACTGCATTGTGTCTAACAATAGAATCTATAAAATCTTTAAACTCTCCTTCTGCCTCTGATGCTATTTTGTTTAAAGTTATTCTATCAGTTCTAAATCCTGATTCAGCTACATCATAAACACTTCTAGGTCTTTGCCTAAATCCTGCTATCTTTGCCATAGGTGTATACATATAACCATCACCATCACAATCAGAACACTTTGTATAATTTTTGTATGGGCTACCATCTTTTTTTATTTTTTTAATTACACCTTTACCCTTACAAGGTAGGCATTGTTCTGCCACTGTTCTGTGTATGGTTTCTGTATTATCTGCAACTAAAGTTCTAAACTGTTGTCTAGAATATTGGGGTCTTTTTTTATTTTTTCCAGTGCTTTTATCTATACCTACATTAAATATTTTAGCCCATTGTTTTTTATCTTTTGGTTTCATAGAATATATTAACCAAGACAACTGTTCAGGACTTGATAAATTTATTTTTGTATCACCCATTTGTTTGTACACAATTTTATCTATTTTTTGTTTTAAATATGCAAACTCTGCTCTATACTCTTTTTCTACATTATGCAAATCTTCTAAATTTATATTAATACCATTACGTTCCATATCAGTTAATACAACTAAAAATTCATTCATCATTTTAATGGTCATCAATAAACCCTTATTTTTAGCCATTTTTAGATCATTCATCTGAGAATCAAATAACTTTTTAGTTATCTGTACATCTATCTTACCGTACTCTTCAACAATATCTACAGGTATATTTTCAAAAGATACACCCCTATCCATCCACTCTTTGATCGCACTATCTTTTGAACCTATTTTTCTTCTACGACAACACATTTCTAGTGTTAAACTTTTTCTTATGCCACGATTAAGAATATACTCACCTAACATAGTATCATAAACTCTACCACTATATTTAAATCCTGATTCTAACAACCACATTAAATCAAATTTAATATTATGACCCACTAGTAAAGTTGTTTTATCTAAAATTTTTTGTATTTTATGATAGCAACCTTCATCAATTCTTTCACTATGGTTAGTAAAATAGTATTCATCATTTATACCAACACTAACTAATATATTATCAGGATGAAATGGTGATGGATCATAACCACCATTCTCAGTTTTTTGCCAAGATGTTTCTACGTCTACTGTTGTAATCATTTTCTCTTCTTTCCGTCAGATGGTTGAACACCTAACTCTAATAGTATCTTCCAAGAAGATCTATGTTGAAATCCACAGCTATCAAATATATGACAAGCATGTTCTGCACTTTCTGCATTAACATAAAGTGTTACATCTGTAGCTATATTATGAAATAGATAAACTGATTTACCATTTCGTCTTTGTTTTTTCTTATACTTCATATCTACTTATACTCCTTCTAATTGTACAAACAGGTTCTCCATGATACCCATTTATTTTATTTTTACTAACACATAATGTTCTTATTTTATTTTCTGCATCTGTATTAGAGTTCCTACCTATACCAATAATTAAATCAGCCTCTGCAGCTTTACCTGTCTTAGAGTTTTCCATTTGGTCAAATGAAATACTATTTCTATTGTGTGCATCAGCAGATGCTTGAGATATTGCAATTACTGCACACTCTCTTCTTTTAGCTATCTCTCTAACATTAGTATAAATTTGTCTTAACTTTTCATCTGTTCTAGCATAAGTACCTTTTACATTTATTTTGTCTAACTGATCTATAACTATTATATCAGGTTTATTTTTTTCACAATGTGCATCTATATCTTCAATAGACCAATCAACTGTATCAAACATTTTTATATTATCTTTTATTTCATTCCATACATTTTGTGCGGTATTTTTTTCTAATAATATTTCTTCTCTTGTCATGCCAGTATACGCAGATATTGCTCTTATCTGTGTTCTTATAGCAGGTTCTTCATTTATAAATGCATGAACCTTTGCACCTTGTTCTGCAAATCCTTCAGGTCCAGCACATAGACTAACCCAAAATGCAGTTTTACCTGTTTCAGGTCTAGCAAATGCTATCATTAAATTACCACCACCAATACCACCTACATTCTCTTTTAATACAGGTATGTTAAATTTCCATTTAGTAGTGACATCAAGTAAACTAATAACTTCATCTATGTTAGATGTTATAGCAGGCTCTTTTTCTTCATCAATATTAGTTTTGTGTTTCTCTATCATACCTGTTATTTCTGTAAAATTAGCATCTTTACCATTAAATATTTCTGTAGCCTCTACTGCTATTCTTTGTGCTAAGTCTCTATCAGATAATATTTTTAAAATATCTTTTGCTATTTCTTTACTAGGTTCTTGTATTTCTTTTATATCTTCTACTAATTCACTAAACTTTTCTTTTGCAGCACGAGTTAACGCAGGATTAAATATAGCAGTATGAAGAGAATACAATTCATCAACTTTTATATCTTCATCATATTTATCATGTGCTTTTTGTATTGTTTCATATAAAGAACTTATATCTCCCACAAATACAGTAGGTGATAGTGTGCCTTTATATTGTGTATAAAATTTTTTATTAAGCATTAGCCTAATCATCTGTTTTTCTATCATTATTATCCTCACTATTTCTATTCCATATATTTTTGTAATGAAAATTTATAGTGGTTATATTATCATCACTTGTTTGATAATGCTCATCATAGTCAACTGGGCATTTTTTTAACCACTCCTCAAATTTAATTAGCATCTGTTTTTCTATCATCTAACTCCTTTAATAAAATTTGATCTATTGTCTCTGCTATTGATTGATCTCTTTGAGTCCAGTTATTTTTATTAGCCTCCCAAAGATCATACTTCCATTCATTCCACTTAGCTAATATTTCTTTTCTCATCTTTTCATCCATAAAAGATACTCCTTATTTCATCTGTTTTATAATATTTAAGATCGTCTTCAATAGGTTTTACTATTACATTTTCAAATCCTGATGATCTTAAATTATTTGCCATGTCATATGATTTTGCAGTTGCATCTCTGTCTAAACATATATATAAATTTTTATATGGTTTGATATGATTTAAGTGTGTATCTTTTAATTTAGTACCCATTATAGCAATACCTGTTAATACATTAGATACTGCACAAGCTGATGGGCAATCTTCTACTATCACTGCATCATCACATATGCCGCATTTAAATGGTACATCTTTATTACCATACATAAACCATTTTGGAAAATCATTTTTATTTAATGTTCTACCTACTGCACCTACAATTTTATGAGTGTCTCTATTCTTAATTAAAAACACAACTCTATTTTGCCTAACATCATATTTAAAATCTGCTCTCCCCCAAGACCAAGACTCCCAGCAATTATTATTATTTAACCAATGCATAGCTTTATCATTAGAGTAAATGGATTGAAAACTATCGGGTAGTTCAAAATCTTTATCCTCTATGTGTAAATCTTTATTACCATGAAAAACTTTTTGAACATAATCCATATTTTTTTCTCCTTCTTTTTTTCCTTTGGCTTTACAGGTTGCGTGAAAACAATACCAACCTATTTTATTTTCTGTAGTATCTACTGATAATGTATTTTTATTATTACAAAATGGACAATCCATTCTTGTCTGTATATCTTTTTGTAGTGATAGTCCTTGTATTACTTGTAGTTGTTGTGTGTAATTCAATCTTTTAATTCCTCATATGTCATATTGTATTTATCTTCACCTTTTGGTGTTTTATGTTGTAGAAAATCATTGCGTTCAATTTTCATTAAATTAAAATCAAAATACTCTGCTGTCTTATTTTCTATCTGCTCTATTGTTGGTTCTACTTCAAAGGGAATAATAGCATTAGCCTCTATTCCGTATCCTGTTACTCGTACTTTGTATCTTTTCATCATTATTTTCCTTATCACACTTTTCTTTATTTGTCAAATCATATTCATGATTAGCTTCTTGGAGAGTCATATGTCGCAGTTTGTATCCCTTGTCTTTTAACTCTTTTATTTTTTTTGGATTCCAATAATACATTTTTCTCCTGTTTGTATTTAGTATACCATGATGTATCTCTACCTTCTTTTTTACACCAATCATAGTGATGTTCCATTATTATTCTTTTACCATCGCCATAACTCATAGTCTACCTTTTCTTTCTTTTCTTGTTATGTATGGTAACTTTACCACTTTATCACAATCATTTTTTTTCTTACTTGTCCAAGTTATAACCACATGGTCATCATGGTCTTTAGGTTTACCACCATATTTTATCATTGCTTTTTTTAAACTTCTAGCTTCTACTATTTTTTTATCTCCATTTAATCTTTCAAATGTATACTCTCTCATCTACTTACTCCGTTTGTTAATATTTGTTTTACTATTGTTGTCCAAGGATTTATATTATTCTTAGTTGCAGTGCAAGATGTAAGAAATAATAATATAATTATTATTCTAATCATTTGTTCTTCTCTTTTTCATTATTAAAATTTACTAAAAGTTGAATACCATTTTCATCTGAATATAAAACTTCTATCTTG